TATTCGAGGCTTGGGATATTTCTCCAGACGAGCAGGTCGCAATTGAGCGACACATGTCGGAGTTTTTGTTAGAACCCAAGATTGGGCACACAGAGTGCACAACCCCCATCCTTGTAGCAGCCCTGCCGTAAAGGCCTGGGTATAAACCATAATACATTAAATACAAATATTTATACCATACATATATATATAAGATCAAGAAACTATGGCGCCAAAACGCTCTAGTAAGAAAATGCCAGTAGTTATTAACATGAAGACGGGAAAGATAAGTACTAAAAAGAAATCAACGGCTGCAAAGCCCACACAAACCGATATCACTGCCCTGGGTCAAGCAATGCGCTTACTCGGTGGTGCTGGTGGTGGTGCTCTAGGGAGTTATTTCGGTGCCCAAGGTATTGGAAGCTCCATTGGCACTGGCCTTGGTGCGTTAATCAGTAGATGGAGCGGCAATGGTGATTACAGCGTTCGCAGTAATTCCGTGTTGCGCATGGCGGACTCTGTTCCAGACATGCATAAATCAGGCCAAAGTGTGGTTATTCGACACAAAGAATTTATTCTTACTGTTAAGAATCAGACCAATGACTATTTCAGTGCTCTACAAATCAACCCTGGAAATCCTGCTATGTTCCCTTGGCTGTCTAAGATGGCCATGGGTTTCGAGCAATATAGGATCAAAGGCATGGTTTTCCATTATATCCCAACTAGTGGTGCCGTCTCTACGTCCCAAGCTCTCGGGTGGGTTGCTTTGCAAACCACATATCGATCTGGAACCACAAGGCCTGGCACCAAACAGGAAATGCTCAACGAATACAATGCAAATGAGAGCGTTCCTTCACAGGCATTCATTCACCCAGTTGAGTGTAATCCATCCGAAAATCCCTTCACTATAAAGTATTGCAATAACAAGCCCCTTACCTCAGATGCCAATGGGGTAGACGCACTAATGTACAACCATGGAGACCTATTCATTGGCAACGGAGGCCAACCAGTAGGTACCGGTGACGGTACAGTAGCTCTTGGAGATCTATGGGTGACATATGAAATCGAGTTGTTGAAACCAGTAGTAAAATCTGACCGTACCATCACTCTGATGGGTTCCTGCTTATCAGGAGCAGTCAGTACGCCTACACTCAACAATTGGTTTACACAGTCGAATCTCTACATCTCCAATCTATTTTGGGGAGTACAAGGCAGAACTCTAACCATCCCGGCTAGCTGGGCTGGTACTGCCTTCATCCATGTACAAGTCGCTGGCGCCGCAAGTAGCTATTTCTTTGGCCCTGTCAACTCAGGTATAGGAGCTACGGCTACCAATTGCACTACTTCACCATTAGATACACAGGGTAATGCTCGATGGAGCACAACAACAGCCATAATAACCGGATCTGATACAGTTCGGCAGATACACTATGCGATTCGCATTGATAAAGCCGTCACCGCTACTGATGCCACGGTGGTTTTCCCACTGTTTACTGTTGGTAGTGGAACTGTTGACTCAGTTAACATGAATGTTTATGCCTATGAGACACAAGTCACATACTAGATAATGGTTCTCCTCGCACATGACAATAGCGCCTGGCAAAGGTGCATAAAATACACTAAAAACGTAAAAATTATAATATTGAAAATATAAAAATTTAATTATGCATTTGTCCTTCCCGGGACTATACGGGTTTTATCGGACGTGTGCCGACGTCTCTGACAGTTAACAAACGGACCTAATCGACCGACAGGACTGAGATAATCCACTATCCTCGTGAAGGATACAAGCATCTAACTTGGGTTAGAGGGCGGAGCTTGTATCTAGTGGTACCTAGAATTTGTACTACTCGTAG